TGCGTTCGAAAGAGTAGCAAGTGGAAAACTTAAACGATTAATTATTAACATGCCGCCGCGTCACACTAAGTCAGAGTTCGCATCCTATCTTTTACCCGCTTGGTTCTTGGGGAAGTATCCTGACAAGAAGGTTATTCAGACAGCGCACACAGCCGAACTTGCTGTAGGCTTTGGGCGTAAAGTACGAAACCTATTTGGTGATCCGGGGTTTAAAAGTATATTTTCAGATACAAGCTTACAATCAGACAGTAAAGCGGCTGGGCGTTGGAGCACCAATAAAGGGGGAGAGTACTTTGCTATTGGTGTAGGTGGTGCGGTGACAGGTAAAGGTGCTGACCTTCTAATCATTGACGACCCACATTCAGAGCAGGAAGCGGCTCAGGGTCAGTACAACCCTGAAGTATTTGACAGGGTGTATGAGTGGTACACCTCAGGTCCTCGTCAGCGTTTACAACCGGGGGGATCAATTATTGTTGTGATGACCCGTTGGTCTAAAAGAGATTTAACAGGAAAGATTGTTGACAGTTCAGTTAAGAGAACAGGATCAGATGAGTGGGAGGTTATAGAACTTCCTGCTATCTTGCCATCAGGTAAATCTTTGTGGCCTGAATACTGGGACATAAAAGAATTAAACGCACTTAAGTCAGAGCTACCTCTATCAAAGTGGTCGGCCCAGTATCAACAAGATCCTTCATCAGAAGAAGGCGCGTTAATAAAAAGAGAGTGGTGGAAAAGGTGGAAGGGGACACGTCCTCCATCTTGTGAATTTGTTATCCAGTCATGGGATACTGCTTTCTTAAAAACACAGCGATCAGATTATTCTGCCTGTACAACATGGGGTGTCTTCCTTAATGAGGAAAAAGATGCTATGCACATCATACTACTAGATGCTTACAAAGAACGATTAGAGTTCCCAGAGCTAAAGAAAAAAGCTTATGAGATGTACATGGAAAGTGAACCAGATGCTTTTATTGTAGAAGGTAAAGCCTCCGGGATGCCTTTGGTATTTGAATTGAGACAGATGGGTATACCTGTTTCTGAGTATACTCCGTCGAAAGGAAATGATAAGATCGCTCGTGTTAATGCGGTAGCAGATATGTTTGCATCTGGCATGGTGTGGGCACCAGAGACTAGATGGTCAGAAGAAGTAATAGAAGAATTTGCGGCATTTCCTGCCGGGGATCACGATGATTTGGTGGACAGTTCCACTCAAGCTTTGTTAAGGTTCCGTCAGGGAGGGTTTGTTAGAAACCCAAGTGATGAAGAAGACGAGTGGATGCCTCCTCGTCACACTGAATTTTATTGAATGGAATTTCTATGGCAATAGATAAAGCATTACCTCAAACAGAAAATACAGAAGAAGAATCTGTGCAGATTTCGATCGTCAACCCTGAAGCTGTTTCTATAGAGACAGAAGAGGGCGGGATGCTAATTGACTTTGAACCTGAGCCAGAAGGAGAAGAGGAAAGGTTTGATAGTAATCTAGCTGAGTTTATGGAAGACGGAGAGCTTGGTTCTATTCAAGGGGAGATACTGGGGGCGTTCGATGGTGACTCTCATTCACGAGCAGAATGGGCAGAGACTTACGTTAAAGGACTAGATCTTCTTGGTTTGAAGATAGAAGATAGGACTACTCCTTGGCCCGGAGCTTGCGGGGTATTTCACCCGGTACTTGCTGAGGCCGTTGTTCGATTTCAAGCCCAGTCTATTATGGAAACATTCCCAGCGAAAGGTCCAGTAAAAACTCAGATCATCGGGGAAATTACTGACGAGAAAGAACAACAAGCTATTCGAGTTCAAACTGAAATGAACTATCAGCTAACAGAAGGGATGCCCGACTATCGGAGTGAACATGAGAATATGCTGTTTGCATTACCGTTAGCAGGAAGCGCGTTTAAAAAAGTTTACTACGATGTGGACATGGGAAGACCTTGCGCGGTATTTGTACCAGCAGAAGATTTGGTAGTAGCATATGGTGCGTCTGATCTTTTGACATGCAGTCGTTACACCCACGTAATGAAGAAGACTAAGAATGAAGTCCGTAAGCTTCAGGTGGCTGGGTTCTACAGGGACATAGATCTTCCTAATCCAACACCGGACTACACTAAGATACAGGAACAGTATAACAGTTTACAGGGAGAACGCCCTGCATATGAGCACGATGACAGGTATACTCTCCTAGAGTGTCACGTAGATTTAGATCTTGATGGTTATGAGGATGAAAGAGATGGAGAGAAAACAGGTATTGCTCTTCCTTACGTTGTAACAATAGATAAATCTTCTGGAACAATTCTATCAATCTATAGAAACTATTTAGAAGATGACCCTGTTAAAACTAAGATGTTGCATTTTGTTCACTACAAATACCTGCCATCATTAGGTTTCTATGGCTATGGTTTGATCCATACTATTGGCGGGCTAACCAAGTCAGCTACTTCTATTGTTCGCCAACTTGTAGACGCCGGGACTTTATCCAACCTACCAGCAGGATTAAAATCTCGCGGCCTTAGAATTAAAGGTGATGACACTCCAATCATGCCGGGAGAGTTCAGAGATGTAGACGTTCCAAGTGGCGCTATCAAAGATAACATTACGTTCATGCCGTACAAAGAACCGAGTTCTGTACTTTATCAGTTGTTAGGGAATACGGTAGACGAAGCTAGAAGGTTTGCTTCTTTAGCTGACATGAAGATAGGAGACATGAACAACGAAGCTCCTGTTGGAACAACACTAGCTATTATTGAAAGAGGCATGAAAGTTATGTCTGCGGTTCAGGCGAGACTTCACGCTTCTATGAGGAAAGAATTTAAGATACTTGCTGTTTTAATTAAAGACTATATGCCAGCAGAATACGCCTATGAGTCTGGTGGAGTTAGATCGGAAGATTTTGATCGACGTGTGGACATACTTCCGGTGTCTGATCCTAATGCAACTACAATGGCACAAAGGGTTATGCAATACCAAGCGGCTATACAGCTAGCGGCTCAAGCTCCTCAGATGTATGATCTTCCAGAATTACATAGGCAAATGTTAGAAACTATGGGATTACAAGATGTTAATCGCATACTTCCTAACAAAGATGATATAAAACCAACCGATCCAGTCAGTGAGAATGAAAACTTAATTAACGAGAAACCAGTTAAGGCGTTCTCATATCAAGATCACTTAGCTCACATGACTGTTCATATGTCGGCAATGGAAGACCCTCGCATACAACAGCTTGTATCTCAGTCTCCAAAGGCAGGGGCTATACAGTCGGCCGCTGAATCTCACATAAGAGAACATCTAGCTTTCTTGTATCGTGATGAAATAGAGAAACAAATGGGAGCACCGTTGCCTCCTGAAGGAGAGCCTCTTCCTCGTGATGTAGAGAAACAACTTTCAGGACTGTTAGCTCAAGCTTCTCAGAAACTTTTAAATAAAGACAAGCAAGAGGTAGCCGCTGAGCAAGCGCAACAAGCCGCACAAGATCCTGTAATGTTAGCTCAACAAAAAGATCTTCAGATAAAAGAAATGGAAGTTCAAAGAAAAGCAACATCAGATCAGCTACGCGCTCAAACTGAAATTCAGAAAGCAGAAATGGTTGACGATAGAGAAAGAGAACGTATAGACTCTCAGGAAAGAATAACGGGAGCGCAAATAGGCGCTAGGATTACTGAAGAGTTAATAGAGGCAGAGACAAAAAATGCAGAGCTAACCGAGAAGCAAAAGATGGAAGGTGCTAGGCTTGGTGTCGAGATCTCAAAACAACTCTTAGAAAATAAACGGAAGGAATAGTAATGGCAAAAGATCCTAAGAATAAAAATAATGAGGGTACAAAGAAATCGGTTCCAAAAAAACAAGAGCAATCAACAGCAATGGTCACGGAAGATGGTGAGATTATGACATTGTCTCAAGCTAAAGCGGCTGTAAAAAAATAATGGAAGGCCATGACTTAGCCGCTATGGTTCAGAAGAAACTCCGAGAATTAATGAACGATGCGTCAGACCACGTTTCATTAGGAGGAGCAAAAGATTTTGCTGAATACAATCGGATCGTAGGAAAGATTGAAGGTTTAGCAGTAGCAGAACGTGAACTCCTTGATGTCGCTAAGATTGGCGAAGAACAGGATTAACGCAGAGGGAACCACCGCCCCTCTAAGAAGTCGGTGTGCAGAAAGGTAATAGTATGGCTGATCAAGTCGCAGAAATGATTGATAAAGTTCAAAACAAGATTGATCTAGGAAAGAAAGAAGATGAAAAAAAGGCGGCTCAACTTCCCGACCCTTCCGGTTACAAGTTGTTAATAACAAACCCCGAAATAGATTCTAAAACAAGAGGTGGAATTTTAAAACCTGACAAACTAATAGATGAAGAGCGCGTATCTAGCGTTGTCGGATTTGTTACTAAGGTAGGCCCTGATGCTTATCAGAACAAAGAAAGATTTCCATCTGGTCCTTGGTGCAAAAAAGGAGACTTTGTTTTGTTCAGAGCTTTCCAAGGAACACGTATTAAAATACACGGTCAAGAGTTTCGTCTAATAAATGATGATACTGTAGAGGCTGTGGTAGACGACCCACGGGGGTATTCAAGAGCATGATAAACGAACCTAAAGAAACAGAAATAGAAGAAGTAGAAATTGAAGATGACTTCGGAGAAGTAGAGATAGAAGTTGTGGACGACACGCCACCAGAAGATAGGGTAGCAAAGCGTGACGACAAAGAAACTTCAGAGGAAGTTGTTGAAGCAGATGAGGACGAAGATGAGATTGGTCAATATTCTGACCGAGTTCAGAAACGAATCAAGAAACTTAAGTATGAGTTTCACGAGCAACGAAGAGCCAAAGAACAAGCAGAACGTCATAGCAATGAAGCTTTAGCTCACACTCAACGAACTATAGCAGAGAACAGGCAGTTAAAAGATCTGTTACAGAAAGGTAACGAGGCTCTTTATAACGCAACTCAAGCTAAGTCTGATACAGATTTAAGTTCAGCAGAAAAAGATTTTAAAGATGCCTATGATGCTGGAGACACAGATCGTATTGTTGATGCCCAACGTAGAGTTAATGAAGCTTTATATGAAAAGAAGAGCGTAGAAGATTTACGTCCTTTGCCACAAGAAGCACAGCCTCGACAACAACCTGTTCAATCAGCTCAACAAAGTCAACCAGCCCTTGATCCTAGAACGATTGAGTGGTTAAGGAAAAACTCTTGGTTCGGTCCAAAGGGAGATGAAGAGATGACTTCATTTGCTTATGGCGTGGATGCGAAGATTCGTAAACAAGGTGTTGACCCGGTAAGCGATCCTGACGCATACTACTCAGCAATAGATGAGCGAATGAGAGCAGTGTTCCCCGATCAATTTGAGGAGACATCTGTTCGTTCAGAAGCTCCTCGTAAATCCGTGGTTGCCCCCGCTACAAGAGGTGGTAAGGCTCCACGCAAAGTGCAACTAACTGGTACCCAGATTAATGTCGCCAAGAAATTGGGAGTTACTCCAGAACAGTATGCCAAAGAAGTAGCAAAGGAGATGGCGCATGGATGACCGTAAAGTAAGAGATCATAATACTCGTGAAGTTGAATCGGAGACATCACGCAAAGATAGCCCTTGGGCACCGCCTTCTATACTACCAGACCCTACCCCGCAGGAGGGCTGGACGTTTAGATGGATTAGAAGCGCTATGATGGGACAAGCTGATAACACTAATGTATCAAAGAAGTTTCGAGGAGGTTGGGAGCCTTGTAGGGCAGAAGACCACCCTGAACTTTGCATCATGTCAGATGTGGGTTCAAGATTTGGAACAGACGGGAACATTGAAGTCGGAGGTCTTCTCCTTTGTAGGACACCTACGGAGCAGATAGTCGAAAGATCAAATTACTATCGAAAGATAGCTGAAGATCAAATGGCGGCAGTTGACGCTAACTTTATGCGGGAGAACGATCCTCGTATGCCTCTTCTTGAATCGGAGAGAAAGACGAGGGTAGATTTTGGCCGAGGAGGGCGATAGCTCTTCTCATCACATAAGAAGGAGATTGAATCATGTCAGGTTCAACAAACGCCGCTTATGGGATGGTTCAAGTAGGAATACTTGGTCAAGGGTATAACTCTGGTGGACAAACAATGTATCCACTAGGGTCTAATAATACGAACGCTATATTTGCAGGGCAACCTGTTCATTTTGGCGCTGGTGTTACAACCGCTATTGCGGCTACCCCGACGACTACGTTTTCTGCAACGAACACACCTATAGGCATAGCCAGTGGTTTTCGTTATGTAGACGGAACTACAGGTGCTCTTACATTCAGTAACCATCTGGGTGCAAGTGCAATGACCGGGTCTGGTCATTCAGACGTACAAGTGTATGTTTGGGACAACCCTCGCGCTTTGTTTAAGATCCAAGCAGATGCAACAATGGTAGCGACAGATCAGGGTAAGAACTCTGCGCTGACGAATATCACTGCGGTAAATTCTTTGGACCTAAGTAAACAAAGTAAAATGACGGTAGACGCTGATGCGGCTACTACGGCAACCTTGGCTGTTCGTATAGTTGGTTTATTTGAAACTCCAAATAACAACTACACTGACGCATTTCCTGATGTTCTAGTTTGTTGGAACCCGGGTGTGCATCAGTACGACACGCCGACTTTAGCATAGGAGTCTAAGTAGATGGCTATTTCAAGAGCACAGATGCTGAAGGAGCTTCTTCCGGGCCTCAATGCGTTGTTCGGTTTAACCTATGAGACTTACGAGAACGAACATGAACAGATTTACGAGACAGAGACTTCTGATCGTTCTTTTGAGGAAGAGGTTAAGTTGACAGGTTTCGGTCAAGCCCCAGTTAAAGCTGAGGGTGCGGCTATTGCCTACGATACGGCTAGTGAGAGTTTCTCAGTTCGTTACAATAACGAAACTATTGCGATGGGCTTTTCCATCACAGAGGAAGCTATGGAAGATAACTTGTATGATTCGCTTTCAGCGCGTTATACGAAAGCTTTGGCAAGAGCTATGGCGTACACCAAGCAGGTGAAGGCGGCATTTCCTCTTAACCAAGGACTTCCTACCACTAATAACTTTAACTCAGGTGATGGTGTTTCTTTGTTTAACACTCAGCACCCAACAGTTGCTGGTGGAGTTAATGCGAATACACCACTGACTCAGTCTGATCTCAATGAGACCAGTCTTGAGGCGGCGGTTATTCAAATTGCTGGCTGGGTAGATGAGAAAGGTCTTTTGATCGCGGCTCGTCCACGTAAGCTAGTAGTTCCACCGAACAACATGTTTGTGGCTACTCGTATCTTAGATTCAGAAGGTCGAACGGCTACAGCAGACAACGACATCAATGCTATTAAGAACAATGGCACGATACCAGAAGGCTATGCAGTGAACCATTTTCTCACTGATACGGACTCTTGGTATCTTACCACGGATGTTCCTAATGGTATGAAGCACTTTACTCGTGTTCCTCTTCAGACTTCTATGGATGGAGATTTCGACACAGGTAACGTTCGCTATAAAGCTCGTGAAAGATATTCCTTTGGAGTATCTGATCCTCTCGGCATCTTTGGGTGCGAAGGCTAGAGTAAGGAAAATGTTAAGGGGAGAGACAAGCTCTCCCCTTAATTTAACATTAATGGTGTAAGAATTATCATTCTATGTTATAGTAAGGTAACTGGGGTACAATAGACCTAGCGACTGACCCGGCAGACGCTTACAAGACACTAGGTCGAAACTGCTTTGTAAGGAGCTTATCATGGGTAATACAACTTTCTCAGGGCCGATTCTCGCTGGCTCAATAAAATCAACAACAGGAACAACTGTCGGCACAGACATAAAGAACACAGGTCATGTGGTTATGTCCCAGTCCAGTGCGTTCGCATTTGGTGACACTGGAGTTACTGACACGACTATAGTTATTCCAGCTAACTCTCAGATCATTGATATTGTGATTGATGTTGAAATCGCATTTAACGGCGGTGGTGTGAAGACACTTGATATCGGAAAGTCTGGTGGACTAATCACTGCTTTCTTAAACACGTTTGATCTAGCAGGAACAGTAGGAAGAAAGTATCCAACCACTCAAGCTGGAGGTGCGTTAATCTGGGCTGACGTTGGAGTAAGTGACGTAAAAGTACAATTTAAATATACCGATACAGGCGGCGGAGTTTCTGCTGGAAATGGTTTCTTTACGTTCTTATATGCACAAGATCTTAATTTAAAATAACAGGAGGGTAATATGAGTGAGAG